TTGTTCAATTTTGGTACTTGTAGCAGAAACAGAATCACACACAATCGTGACTAATCTGTCATTGTTTGATTTCCTAATTGTTTCAACAACCTTTTCAATAGAAGTGAAACAATCTTCAATCAAGTCGTGAGATACATAAACTAATGTATTAAGATTGACTCCGATTGCTTCTAAAAACTCTCGACTGATAGCAGCTTCTGTATCGATGAATACAGCTACGCCACCACGCTTTTGAGTGTTTGCTAATAGATGTGCACAAATAAGAGATTTACCAGATGCTTCCCAACCCATGATTTCAGTAACGCGTCCGACTGGAACACCACCATTTGGACGATTTGATATTTTGATATCCAAAAGATCATTTCCAGTCGAGACGAATTCCTTTACATCAGCTGGAGTTTCGAAGACGGAACCCAAAACATACGCTGTGGGTTCTGGTGAATCTTTGTATGACTCATTTATCGATTCAGCTAAAACATCGACTAACTTATCATGTTTAAAGGTAGTTCCTTCTTGAACTTCCTCTTCTTTTTCACTTTTCTTCTTACTCATAGCAATCTCCTATTATTTCTTTACATCAACATCAGAAAACATATCTTCGAATTCTTTTTCTAATTCTGCGGTAGATGATGCTTCCTTAATTGGAGCTGCTTTAGTAGGTACTTTTGCTGGCGATTTTATTGCTGACTTTGGTGTTAGTACTTCTTCTGCCTCTTCAGCAAGTTCATCTGCTGAAATATCTTCAGTTGGTACTGATTTTCCAGCAACAGCAGGTGTAGTATCTTCACCGCTTACATACTTTTCAAGAACTGTTTTGAGTTCATCGTATGTAAGTTCTTTATAAATTTCAAAGATATCTTTTTGCGAATCAATGAAATGTTTTAACTGATCTTTATCAGTTGTAAGCGGACTAGAATTTTTTACAACCTCAATATTAGTTGTAGCAAAACTTTTTCCACTTTCTTTTGCATCGACATACTCAACAAGAATGTCGCTGCCTTTGATAGGATCTGAGATGTCGCCGCCCAAATCGTTATCAGTTGTTATGGTGAGTAATCTTTGGTAAACTAACTTACCAAAACCCCAAAATTTAACTCCTTGGTCTTCTTCACCTCGAACAATAATTGGAACATATGTTCGAAGTTTTGGGTCGAATTTTCGTGCCATTACAAAATCATCTTTATCTCCAGAAAGTCTGAGTTGCTCAGCAAACTCAACAATGGGATCTGGTTTACCAAATGTAACTGGAGATAGATAAGATCGTTTACCTAAACCATAATGAAAATACAACTCGCGGAAGGGATTGTTCCTATCGAATTTATATGGCACAATACGAATCTTGTATTTCTTGCCAGCTTTCGGCTTCCATAAATGTTGTGATGTGTTTGATGTTTTAAGCGCCGCTAATCGGGCTTTGAGGGCAGCAGTATCTAATGCCATGTGAGTACTCCTTATAATATGTAATAGTTATTTAGTATTTATTATTTGACAATAGCATAACACAATCAAACATAACCTTTAGAAACTGTTTGATGCATTTGGCAATTGGCAATAATTACTTACAGATATAAATATAAAAGCATAGTTGTAAAAATCAAAAAACCTACCAAAAAATTTTATAAACTTTGTATAGAACTCAATTTCGTTGAGATTTTTTTCAATTGATTTTCATTTAGAACTAATAAACAATTTCGATAATTTTCCCACGGTACTTGAAATGATACAGATTCTTTTCCATCATTTAATAAAGCCACAAGAAAGTTCAAAGCATTAATTGTGTACAATGTATTAGAATCTTTTTTACGATGAATAGAAATAGTCTTATATTGCAATTCTTGCATAGGATCCCAATCAACTGGGTCAACATTGTATGTAAGTAATAATTGGGATGGCAATGTAGTATTTTCTAATACAAATACCTTATTATTAAAAACTGTATACATATCCTGTATCATTACTATAGCACGAGACAATTTTGACTTAGTAGTAAATGTACATAATAATTGTGTAAGTTGGTTCATTATATTACTCCGATAATTGTCTAAATATTGCCCAACGATTTTTCATAGCAATACTTGTTCCAAGTTTTTTCTTTCCTAATCCACCAATACTACGTTTTTGTTTATACTCATTATTCATTTTCAATCCAGTATTCCAAGTCTTTTTTCCAAGACGAAATTTACTCATTTTTAATTTTGATTCAACCGTATGTTTATAGCCAATATGTGCTAATGAAATTTTATTTTTTGTTTCTTGGGATAATTTATGTCCAAGTAATGCTTTAGAAGTTCTTTCACTTATAATTCTTTTTGTTTCTGCAGAATGTTTATAACCAACATTTCCTCTACCACCAAAAGATATATTATATCCAAAATTTTTATTTGTAGTATTATATTTTGCAATATAATACTTTTCTTTTTTATTCATATCATTTATAGATAAGCAATTATCTATTATTTCCCACACAAATCCATCAATACCGTATTTTAGTATTGCTTTGCCAAAATAAGAAATTTTTCTATTAGATCTTTTACTTGCTGTTAGATGACCACATTTTCTTTCTTCCAATGTCTTGACAGATTGTCCGATATATTTTTTGTTATTACTTTTATTTGTAGCACAATATATTATCATTAATCTTTCTTTTTGTAAAACATTGTTGGAAACTTTGCATTTGGTGTTCCATTGGAATGAAATCCGTTAAATTTCAATCTTATTTCTGAAACTGATTTTACTCCATCTGTAGTTTCTATTTCAATATGGTCTGACATCATTTTGTATTTTTCATTTGAAAACATTTGAGATTGAATATCATTATTGTATATTTCTTCTATCATTTGGCCGGCTACAATATATTGAGTTAATTGTTTTCTATACAATTCAGGATCTTTATATTGATTTTTGAATCTTTTCCAAGCAACATTAACTCTTTCTAATTTATCTGGTGTTGTGTATTTTTTAATATCAATCTTATATTCTTTTGCCATTTCATTCAATTGTTTTGAAGCCTCATCTGGATTTTTACCTTTCCAGATAATATCATACGTATCTTTTATATTTTCTAAATTTTTTCTAGTTTTCGGTGTTTTATAGATAGTAGCATTTAATTTTGAACTAACAGATGCAGCTGCTCCAGAATCCTTTTTTACAGAACCAAAATCTATAGATATTGTTATCAAATTAAGTGCAGAAATAATCTCGTCTGTAGATGGATTTTCTTTTAAGTTTAATTCTTTTATAGACATTACATCTGCTAATGGAAAATTACTAGCAGCTGGCATATATGCAATATATCCATCATTAAGCTTTCGTAAATACGAAATAGATTCTACAAATCTTTGATTAGCTCTTTGCATTGTTGGTTCTTTTTCCATATCAAAAGATATTTGAAGAATATCTTTTTCAAAATCCTTTGAGTTAACTAAATCTTTTATACGATTAGCAAATGAAGCAGCAATTTTTGTTTTAAGTTTTTCTGAAATAGCTGATGACAAGTCTTCCAACACCTTATTTTTTATTTTGGTTCTTCCTTCTGAGGATGATGGTGTAACACCAGGAAGAGGGTCTACAAACTTATTAAGCTTTGGATCCTTTAAAAGATTCGTTGTATATTTTATTAGTTCATTATGTTTCTTTATTGCACGAGATGCAATACCTGCTTCAACTCTTGCTTGATCTGCGTTGATACCCTTCTTCACAAATCCAGACACAAGTTCATCAAATGAAAGTTCTTTCAATATTGGAACAGCATGATCTCCAAGCATTATGTGTGTATCTGATTCCTTTATTTCTAGTTGCTTTGGGGTTTTATTTTTTGTATAATTAGATGCAGATAAAACATCACCACCAACATCAGATTTTTCACCAGTTGAAGTAGTTTGACCTGAAGCTGATTTTATGCCAGCTTGTTTCATTGCATTTATAACCGATTTTGGTAATATAATTTTATCACGGGTTTCTTTACCGCCAGCAAAATTTCCCGGTTCTTTTAAAGTAAAATATAATTTTCCTTCTGTTGATGTAGGATTGATTCTAAAGTATTTACTAATTGTATTTGAATTCTTTTTTAATATAGATAAATCTCCAGAAGACAAGCCGTCTAAAAACTTAGTTCCAATAGCTGCATCTTCTTTTGATGCATAAGGAATCTTTTTCAGTTCATCTCTTTTAGCTTTTATTTTATCAGCACTAGTAGTTGAATCTTTATCACTAATTGTTAATGTTTCTTTTGTTTCTTCTTTTGATTTTTCTTTTGGTACATCGCCTTTCTTTACTATTGTTTGTGTAGATGGATTCAACTTCTTTACCGTGTACACACTTCCGGTTTTTTTGTTTTTGACTACTACATCTTCTTTTATTAAACGTCGATAAATCTTTTTTGCAGACTCTGCTTGTGCTATGTCACTTAAATCTACTTCACCATATTGCATTGCAAGCTCAGTCAATAATCTATCAAATAATTTTTCTATATTCATTGAATATCCTTCACTGTTTTCATTGAACCATATGTTGAGCCTATTTTAACTTTTACCGGAAATTTGCCATCAGACTCAAATATACTAACAAGATCCTTTGTAAATTGCATCTCGTCTTTATGCATATCAAAAAGAAATGAATCATATGTATATAGCACAAGTTTGGTCTTCTTATTTTCAGTTGCCTGTAAAACCTTTTGTGCAATCAACATATTCGATTCAGTTTCTAATATCTGTATAAGATAATTGAATAACGTTGTTTTACTAATATCGGGTAACATTTCCTTTGTTATCTGTCTAGTATAAATATTAGTTCGTAGTGAGTTTGTGTCTGAAAACTCTTTCCAAATTTTCTCAATATAGTCATTTACTGCTTTGAAATATGGAATGATAAGTGCTATTGCTTTAGGTACTCCACCATACAAATATGTAAACGACAATTTTTTTGAACCTTCGTAATCAGTGCCATAAAATGTAGCCAAATGTTTGTGTACAGAGCCAGGCGGGAATGTATATCCAACAACATTTGCAATAAGACGAAGATGACAAGCGTCATAGTCGAACTCAACCAAGACACCATCATCACCATAACGACTAGTAAAAATGTTTCTTGTTCCATCGCTTTTATTGAGTGCAGCAAAATTGATACCACCAAAACGATTCGATGGTCGACCAGTTATTGTGAATGGATTATAGCTTGTATAAATACAATCATTGACTATATTTTGACTGATATTTGTTTCACTCCAGTGTTGTTTAGCCTCTTCTGTGTTTATGTGGAGGCCATTGGACTCAATTTTTCGCAGGTTTTCAGACATAATATCATTAAAATAAGGCAATACTGTACTATCAACCATAGTCTGGGCATCGGATATGTCATTGGTCAGTGATGAAAACAATTGCTCGATGGATTGATAGTACTTCAATATTGGTATAGCTCTATTGACAAACTTGAAGTTCCTAAAATTAGCATAGATGAGTGCATGCGCTGTTGAACTAGTTTCTGGTATTTCTATTGGCTTCAGTATGCGCATCCAATGAATCAAAGAAAGGTCAATCATTTTAGACAATTGAAGTTTATGGCTAATCCATTTCTTATCAATAACATACTTTACTTTATCAGAGTCAAGTTGGGATAATATCGATATTGGGAGATGTTGGGCTTCATTATGCTCAAAGCAAAGAACATAATCTTGTAATGGATTCAGAAGCCTGACGAATAATAAACAAATAGAGTTAAGAATGATATGCTGGTTTCGATTAGACAATACAGGAAACATAACACACTCAGACTCTTTATATCGAGTCAAAAAATCAGAAAATTTTTCTTGGGTGTCTATAATCTTTAACATAAAAACCTTTAAGATGAGTACATAACCGTTATATATAAATATAAAGTGCTAGTGTCGAATTGGTATATTCTTATAGCTTTTTATTTGGCAACACAAATGGTCTCATTTTTATATTGAAACCTGGATAAAATTTATCTATAATCAATACAGCAATCATATTTTCTTTCATATTAGTGGGTACATCTTCTGGTATCTTCCATTGAATAGAAAATGTAGTATAGAACTTTGAAGATACAAAACCATCATATTGTTTTTTGTCAACCTCAATGATATTACTACTTACATTTTTTTGGCTTACAAAATATCTTGTATAAACACCCGTCTTAAGTTCATCTTTTGTTGGTTTAGGATGTACTTCAGAAGCATATATTAATTCAGGAGCTTGAGTAAGCTTAAAATATATTGAGTTATTTTTTATAGTATCATTCATAAATTTATGGGTACTGCTGTTTTTGTTTTTGTAATGTTATCAACCATCATTTGATACTTCAATTTTCGGTTCTTTCTTCCGGCAGCTTCTTCATTTACATAACCAATGTGAAGCCAAAAATCTTCCACAACAATAATATCATAAGTAAGGCCTGAAGAATTGATGATCCTAGCTATATCAAACGTCGATGAATAACGACCATTTGTTATATTACGAACTTTAATATCAACAGCAGAACCAAATAAGTGTAAATCATCTGTTGGTTCACTGTAACGTTTGTTAACTTCATTTGAACGAAAAGCACTTACAACGGATATCTGCAAGTTTCTGTGTCTCAAGATTACAGATAACGGCTGTAAAAATTCTTTACAAAGATAGTTGAGATTCTTTTTAACGTCAATAGTAATATCATTTGCTATACCAAAATTATTCATATTAAGATCAGCAACTTTATATTTATCAAAACATTTATTTTGCAAATCATCTGGGTCGCCTTGTGATTTAATGCTATTTCTTACAGCATCATCTTGAGCTTGAACCTCCGTTCCAGAAGTTGCAGGAAACTTAGTTTTTGACGACTTACTAATATTTCTAAATCTCGATGCAAGTTCAGTTCTCCAACCGCTTGAGTCAATTGTATCAGTAATACCAATAATTTGAAAATAAGCATTCTTCTTATATGCCTCTGGAAGAACATCTGTTGTGATAACATTACCTACATAAAATCCAGATAATCCAAACAAAGTTACATTTAATTCAATTGGAAGAAGAATGCTTAAAGAACCTTGGTCAGTGATAAGCATTTTTTGCTGTTTCTCTGAATATCCGATGAGCGGGCGTTGTTCCCAATCACCGTATTTTTCTACATAAGAATTTTTTTCTTCTGGAGTTTGTTTGCTTTCTTCTAACTGTTTCCAGAACTTATCCATTTTATCTTTTATTATTCTTTGTTGATTTCTTTCTCGCGTAACATCAGCAAACGTATCGATTGAATTTATTCTGTTTGTGTCTAAGCCAATACCAACAAAAGACGGAAAACCTGATAATAATGTGTAGTCAGAATCAGCAGCTGCAATCATTGACATTACCACTGCCCCTGGCATTTTTGAATTTAATGTAATATCTGTAACAGTAGAACTTCCAGGTAAAATGTCAAACGATATAACACCATCTTTTAAGATTTGGTCAGTCAATGCAACATACGTGTATTTTTCATCAACAGTAGTTGTAATGTCACCTGGTAAATTAATCTGATAGAAAGATTTTATTGAATTTGTGTTTGTAAATTCATCAATATCTTCCGGTGTAAGAGTTCTGTTTATCATCCTAAAAGACCAAGCATCACAAGAAGCTTTTTGTAAATTAGCATATATGCTTGAAAACACTTGATTAAGATTGCTTGAATTTTCAAAAACTGATGACACCATTTTGATATTAAGATAGATATTTTCTATTTGCCCACGACCTGATTGGTCATTGAATCTTGGCATGCCATGATTAGGTAACAGATTATTAGTATTCCATATTGCAACTTCTGGGTCAATGCTTAAAAAGTTTACAGGTATACCGCTTACTGTTTTTCTTTGTGCAGGACATGATATAAATACATCGCCACTGAATACAGAACTAACTGGATGTGATTGATTTATCAATGCTTCTAGTAATGCCCATCGAATGTATTTCTGTCCACTATTGTTGAATGATAAATAGTTCTTTATACCACCATCATTTCCACCGTAATAATCATTTAACCACTTTTCATTATTCAGATAGCTATTCATAATGTTTTTCAATGATGGATACGTATCATCCATATTACCATCTTTGTTTGGTATAGCTACAGCATTTGTGTTGAGGTTCAAATCTCCGAAAAATGCTCCTGGACTTATCAGTGTAGTAATACAAGTGTATTTGCCATCTCCATACGACCAATCAAAATTACTTATCAAGCCAAGCATTGCATCATAGTTGCATTTGGAATCTTTAAGCTTCTGTCTTCTTAGTTTCTCAAATTTTGATTCACCAAGTGTTTCGATTTCAGAATCTCCAAACTTATATGCAGCACCATCAGCCCAACCCCATTCAAGAAGAACAAGTTTACCGGGATTCATAAAGAACTCATCTAGAGTATCAAACTCAAGTTTGGTGTATACGTTCCATGTAACATCAGCAGTTCTTACTGTACCAATATCATTTTTGTATTTTATAGAAATAGAAGATATTCCACCTTTAGGCTTAAAGCCTGATGCTGCAGTATATCTTTCCGTTATTGTATTAAGTGGGTCAAGTACTGCACGAGTTGTCGATTCTGACGTTGTTCGTTTTAACAAAAGACCAGACGTCATTTTCATAAATGGAGTCTTACCTGAAAAGTTTCTTGTAAGTACTCTTGCATCATATTCTTCTTTTACTTCTTTTCTTGGGGGAGAAAGATATGGCCAAGTAAGACGTTCGTATGGATTAGACATTCAATTCTCTGTAATTTGTGATGTATGAAGTTATATCTTTAGGTATACGAATTTGCATACCTAAAGGTACAACAAGTGTAGGATTTGATAAGTTATTAGCAAGAGCAATAATCCACCATAGTGTTGCATCGCCATAGTATTCTTGAGATAAATGATCTAAACGTTTTTGTTGAGTGACGATTGTGTAATCATCAGAATCAGATATATTGATTTCTGGTAAAAGCGCTGATTTGTAATAACGTTTTCCGTTTTTATCTTTTACTATTTGAGTATTGTCGTATCGTTGCATTGTAATTCCTTATATAACTAAATTGCCAAAAGCTAAATGTCTACCAGTTGATACGGGAGCAGTTTTTGTAGATGACCAAATTGTTTTGAAACTTATATCAACTGTAATGTATTTTGGTACTTGATATCCTTCTTCAAGTTCCCACGGCGATTCATCAGGTACAGTAAATGTAAATGTTTCAAAAAACCCCAGCATATTTTTATAAAGATCGCCTATTGTCAATTTAACTAATGGACTTAACATTCCGATATTTTCAGTTTGATAACCAGCTGGATAGCAAAGACCGTATAAGAAGTTTATTTTCTCGTATGTAGGTATCAACTCAACTGGATTTGAAATAGCAATAGCAAAAGTAAATGTAATAGAACGTTCAAAATTCTTATATGTATAAGCCATATCAGGACGACCAGAAAATTCATCAGAATTCCATGTAGGTGTTACAGTATCAATTAATCCGTTTAATGTAGCTCTGAATATAGCAGTCTTATTTTGAGACAATGAAACAGATGTAAAAGCAAATTTGATGTAATCATTTTTAACTAGTTCTTTTGCTTCCTCTTCCGAAACTAATGGATATGCTTCAAATGATTGAGTTGTTCGTTGATTATATCCCGTTGAACTATTGAACATTTTAGTTGTATTATCTGTAGATAATCCAGTTACTGACATTTTGTTGTTGTTCTTTTGCAAT